TATATTGACAACTTTGATCCAGCAAAATCAAGTAATCCATTTGCTTATATTACACAAATCATCTACTTTGCATTTGTTCGTCGTATAACCAAAGAGAAGCGACATCTGTATACGAAACACAAATTAATTCAGAACTCAATGATTCATAATGAACATATTGAACAGAGTGAATGGAATGAACGTACAGAGCAGACTTATTTTGAGAATGAACATATGAATGAGTTTGTAAAATCATATGAAGAAACCATTATCAAGAAGAAAAAGGATAAAGAAAAGATTGGCATTGAACAGTTTATCGAGGAAGATATCAATGAACTCAAAGAAGAGATTCTAGGAGAAGACGATCTATGACACAGATTGCACTGATTACTGACACTCATTGGGGTTGTCGTAATGACAGTCCAGTATTTGCTGAACATATTTCAAAGTTCTATAAAGAAGTATTCTTTCCATATCTAGAAGAGCACGGCATAAATTATATCATTCATTTGGGTGATATTGTAGATCGTCGTAAATATATCAATTTCGTTACAGCTAAACGTCTCGATGAAGATTTCATTGAGCCAATCTATAAGAATAAATTGTTCTTACACGCAATCATTGGTAATCATGACACGTATTTTAAGAATACAAACGAAATCAATTCGATGAACGTATTATATCGTGATAATGCCCACTTTAATTATTATCATGGTCCTGCAGAATTTAGTATTGATGGTTGTAAGATTCTATTCATGCCTTGGATTTGTTCTGGTAATTATCAGAATTGTATGGATGCCATTGAGAAGACAGATGCTCAAGTATTATTTGGACATCTTGAACTTGCTGGATTTGAGATGTATAAAGGCATGCCAAATGATCACGGTTTTGATGCCAAATTATTTGATAAGTTTGATGTAGTTTGCTCTGGTCATTTTCATCATAAGTCAAGTCGTGGAAACATTCACTATTTGGGTGCGCCTTATGAGATGACTTGGTCAGATTATGATGATCCCCGAGGATTTCATATCTTCGATACGCATACGCGTGAACTTACGTTTATAGAAAATCCTAATAAAGTATTCCATAAAATCTTTTATAATGATGTTGATCAAACTATCGAATATGTGATGAATCAAGACTTTTCTATGTACAAGAACTGTATTGTAAAAGTGATTGTCAAAAACAAGACGAATCCTCATGTATACGATCTATTCATAGAGAAGCTTGAAAAAGCTGGAGTATCAGATCTTCAGTCAGTAGAAGATCATCTTAATCTTAATCTTGAGATCGATGATGATATTGTTGGAGAAGCAGAAGATACACTATCTATGTTGAATAAGTTTGTAACACAGATTTCAAACAAAGAAAACCACAAAGATTTATCTAAACTATTAAAAGAGCTATATGATGAAGCTCTAGCGGTGGAATAATATGGTAGAATATTGGTTTCCTACTCCTATATGGTTCTTTGATCTCGATGAAATTGACAACAAAAAGATTGTCAAGTATGCGACTAAGTTATCTAAAAAGAATGAAGGAAGAATCCTTTCAAATTATGGTGGTTGGCAGAGTAATGATTTTCATTTAAACGATTGCGAGAATGAAGAGCTACTTAAACTTGGTCAAATTGTAGAACTCAAAGCACGTGAAGCGGCTACAGAACTCGGCATCAAGCCAAATATGCAAGTATTCATGAGTAATTTTTGGTTAAACTTGAATCGCAAAGGAAATAGTAACATAAGGCATAATCATCCTACTTCGTTTTTTTCTGCTGCCTACTATGTACAAATATCTGAAAACTGTGGTAAGATAGTATTCGAACACCCATCATCATTCACAAATTTTTGGTGGAATTCGTTTACAAATACGAGCACGTATGCCACGCATTCTACTATTAACTATGAACCAAAAGTTGGTAGACTTATAATTTTTCCCTCGTGGTTAGAGCATAGTGTGCAATTAAATAATAGTGATGACGTAAGAATAAGCGTAGCTTTTAATACGGATATAGATTTAGTATGATTATTTTTAAGACCCTGCGCTGGAAAAATTTTCTGTCGACAGGAAATTCCTTTACTGAAATTGATCTTGCTCGATCAAAGACAACGTTGATCGTCGGCGAAAATGGCGCTGGTAAGTCCACTATTCTAGATGCGTTATCTTATGGTCTATATGGTAAACCATTTCGAAAAATCAATAAGCCACAGCTTATGAATTCTATTAATGGAAAAAATCTTATAGTTGAACTTATGTTTGATATTGGCAAGCATTCGTATAAGATCGTACGCGGAATGAAGCCTAATGTCTTTGAAGTCTATCAAAGCGGAAAGATGATCAATCAAAATGCTGAGATGAAAGATTATCAAGAGATGTTTGAGAAGCAGATCCTTAAACTGAATCATAAATCTTTTTCTCAGATCGTAGTTCTTGGATCAGCTTCGTTTACTCCATTTATGCAATTGCCTGCAGCACATCGTCGTGAAGTGATTGAAGACTTGCTTGACATTCAGATCTTCTCTACCATGAACGTACTGCTTAAAGGCAAGATGCAACAGAACAGAGACGATATTACTAGAACTGATATGCAGATTCGTCTTACGGAACAGAAGATTGAATTATATAAACAGAACATCGAAAAGCTTAAACAAAACAACGATGAACTGATTGCAGAATACAAAGCAAAGATGGAAGTCGCTCAGAAAGACTATTATAAATGGGTAGATCTTCAAAAACAGACACAAAATCAAAATACTGGTCTAAGAGAAAAGATCGCTGATCAATCTAAGATGACGAGTAAACTTAAGAAACTTGATGATCTAGAATATCAGATCCATGATAAGCGTAAGAAGATTGAAAAAGAAATTGGATTCTATCATGATAATGATAACTGTCCAACTTGTAAACAAGAATTACAAGTTGATTTTAAGCAAGATAGAATCTCTACTCGTCATGATCAGCAAACAGAATTAGAAGAAGCACTCGTTAAACTCAAAGAAGAAAAGAGTAAGTGCTATGATCGTATGCGAGAGATTGAAGAAATACAAGCAGAGATTGATGCCAATAATCATGGAATAGATGAATATATCCATCAGATCCGATTGATTGAAAATATCATGCAATCACACGTTAATAGTATTAAGTCGATTGAATCACAGACGTCTAAGATTGACGTTGATGGCAACCAACTAGAAGTATTGTCAGCAGAATTAACAGAGCAAAAAGAATCACTTAGTCGAACAGAAGTTATTGCATGATATCGCTGCTAATCTATTGAAAGATACTGGCATCAAGACCAAGATCATCAAGCAGTATATTCCAGTAATGAACAAATTGATCAATAAATATTTAGCGACGATGGACTTTTTTGTTAATTTTGAACTTAATGAGAGCTTTGAAGAGAAAATTAAATCGAGGTTTAGAGATGAATTTAGTTACCAATCTTTTTCAGAAGGCGAAAAACTACGTATCGATTTGGCACTACTATTTACTTGGAGAGCCATATCAAAGTTGCGCAATAGCGCTAGTACTAATTTGCTTATAATGGATGAAATTTTTGATTCTTCACTTGATAATTCGGGAACAGAAGAATTCTTAAAGATCTTGCAATCCTTGGCATCTGATACGAATGTATTCATCATTAGTCATAAAGGTGATGCGCTCTATGATAAGTTCCATTCCGTGATTAAATTCGAAAAACATAAAAATTTCAGCCGTATTGCTGCATGATATTGAGATAAAACATGACAGAAGAAACATTACTGACTCACGACATACTACCTTTAGTACCAAATACTCATCCTATTCTATTTGAACCTACTAAACGGTTTGATTTCGAGAATCCTCCTTTACCTCCCGTTTATCTGGCTAATTGCTTGATAGCAACCATGAATCATAACTCAGGCATGGGGCTATCAGCAAATCAAGTAGGACTTCCATGGAGAGTGTTCGTGATGCGAGCAGAAGAAGCTATAGTATGCTATAACCCGCGTATAATCGAAGTTTCTCCTGAGGAAGTTAATCTAGATGAAGGATGCCTTTCATATCCATTTATGTATGTAAAGATCAAGCGTCCTATGTTTGTTAAAGCTCGTTTTACGAATGCATTTGGAGAAACAACTACCCAACAATTTGTAGGAATGACAGCTCGATGTTTTCTCCATGAGATGGATCACCTTGAAGGAATCAACTTTACACAGAGAGCAAACAAAGCATTGTTAGATCGCGCAAAGCGACAAGCTCTTAAAGTTCAGAAACGTCAAAAACCAGCGAAGTTAGCACTATGAAACCGTTTAATTTAATACAGGATAATGATATAATCGTTGCTGAAGGTGT